CCAATCTTTTTTCTTGCCTGTTCTTCTTAACCATTCTTCGTGAGTTTTAAATGGCATATAATATACCTCTCCACCAAATCTATGTATGTGATGACCCTCACCACCAAGTTCTACTGCTCTTTCTTCGGCTTCAGGAATTGTGGTATATTTATCAGGACCTACTTCAGATACTTTTCTTTTTTGCTCTTTTTCTTGCTCTTTTTCAAATTCTTCATCATAGAGTTTTGTAAAATCTTCGTTTGTGCTTTTGAAATCTTCATAAATTACTTGATCCGACAAAGGTGTTAAACCCATTGGAATATAAAAATCATTCAACTGCTCATTATCAGAATCTATACCATAACTCATTGCTTGTCTTTTCTCATTAGGAGTTATCCACCAAGCATTTGACATTTGATTAACTACCTTATCCATTTCCTCTTGAAGTTCTGATATATTAGTATAGTCAAAGTCTATATATATTTTATCTCCATAAGCAGGTGCTAACCATCTATTTAATTCATCTTTAATTTTATTTAATTCAGGAATAATAGCATTCTGATATAATGACTTTTTAGCTTCTATTACATTGTTGTAAGTAGATGATTCTGTGTTGTTTAAAAGTGCAGCAGGAACAGAATATATATTACACAGATCTTTAATTGAAGCATTGTACTGTTCTATTAATGAAAGATCGGTAGCACTCATTCCAAAGTTTACCCACGATAATTTCTTTGGTGTTATAACAATATCTCCTGCATTTTTTGATCCTGAATAGTTATTTCTAAATTTTTCCTTTAATGCTTGTGCTTGAACTTCATTTAAATCGCCCTCCTCTGACATTAATACCCCTCTTGCAGTTTGATTCTGTAAAAATTTCGCACCTGTCGTTACCGCTTCATTATTAGTATCTAAACTACGAAGTCCAGCTTTAAGTGGCGACATTCCGTAAAGGTGCGATCCTGTACCATCATAATAAGGGTTAAAGTCTTTTATATGACAAACATCATCTGCTTTAATAAAATAATTTCCATTATAATCTAAAGTATATGATTGTACTGGTTCAAATATACCACCGCTTTTAATCTCTACCTTTTGGCTTGGGAGAACATATAGTTCTTTGAACTTACTTTGGTTTGATCCTGTTTCAGGTTTTATACCATAGATATATCTGTTGCCTGTTAATTTACCAAAAGCTATAATCTCCTGAATCCAACTGCTATATGATTGTGCAGGATTTGGTCTTTCAAGTAATGCGTGTAAATCTGTATCGTGTAGTTCTTCAAGTGCGTGTTTTCTTATTACTCCTGCTTTTAATAAACTTGATCCATTTGCAAGACCGCTTGTTATTGACTTATATCTTTTTAATTCATTTTCATTTTTAACCTCATATACATTGAAAGGAATCGTACAAGCAGTTTTTGCTATTAGATTAATTATAGAATATATTGTTGTATTATATCTGTATCCTTTATCAATATAAGTGTCGTCATTTTCAGGATTCCATAAAATACTATTACCTAAATAATTAAATATAATTTTATTGAAATCTGCTGATGTGTTTTGAAACCCTTTAGTTACTGTTGACCGAAATCGTGAAAAAAAACTTGCCATCTACTTAATTTTTAATTACAAAAATAAGAATTATATTACAAAGAAATTTTCTTTCTTTCCAAATTGGGAATATACCGCATATCTAATTGCATCCATAGCGTGATTTTGTCTATCTATTGGTTTATTAATTATCGTGCCATCTTTCATTTGTTCCCAATAATAACTATAATATTCTGTAATTATATTTTTTGATTCTTTGCTTACAAAGATATTATATTCTTTTAACTTTGATATTCCTGAATTTATTGACCCCTGTCCTTTTACTGCACCTTTGATATATAGTCCTAATCTTCGCATTTCTTCTATAGATTTAGGTTCAGCAGAATCGCCATAACATATTACCTCTCCATATCCTCTATCAATTAAATATTCTGCTATATCGGAATTGGTCATACCTTTTTTATATAATATCTCGTGAATATATAGATTATCATTTTTTTTAAATACTAATACACAGGCAGTTGGATCATTAGAATATCCATAGTCAATTCCGATAACTGCTTCTATGTCTAAATCAAATTCAGGAAAATCGCTATGATCTACAAACGACCAATTACTAAATATTTGCCTTGCACTAAATATTGCCTTTAATCCCTCTCCATATACTCTCCAGTAATCAGGATCTTTCTCTTTCATTCTTTCTATCTCAAAAACTAAATCATCATTTAAAAAAGTATTATCCTTATAGGTAGTTATCCAGGTGTCGCAATCTTTTCGTGGTATTAGATCATTGTAAAGCCAGTGTATTGGGTCAGATGGATTGAAGTCAACTATTACCATATCCATTGTTCTCATATTTATTTGCCTAAAGTCCTCGATATTAAGTTCATTGGCTTCATTTAAAAAAGCGATATTCCTTTTTCTACCTCTTATTTTTTGCGGTTCATCAACACTTAAAAATTCTATTAAATGATTCTTATAAGAAAATGTATTGTTTGCCTTGTTGTGAATACCTAAATAATAAACACCAGTATCTTCAAGAATTGTTGTCATATCTCTCAACACCGATCCTTTCAGGGCAGGTAATGTTTTTCTAATTATCGATATAACCAAAGGAGTTTTTGAGGAAGTTATTAAATAAACTAAATACTGACAGATAGCAACAGTCTTACCTGATCGTGTTCCCCCTTGATGACATTTAAACCTTTTCTTTGATTTTATTAAATCGTAGAATTGTCTGTTGCATCTTTGGTCGACTTTTCTTTTGGTGGTTTCCATTCAATTATAGTGCTTTCTACTGATCCATTGTGTATGATTTCTTGTCGTTCAACATAATTACGACCCTTACCCTTTGTTTTTAAATAAAATATAGTAGCAGAAGTATTACCCTCTTGTATTTGTTTATGTAATTGGCTTTCGGCAAAATCAAGTGCTATGTTTTCAATATCCTTTACCTGCTTGGCAAACTCTTCATCTTTTTTTAAATAGTCATAAAATGTAGTCCTGCCAATACCAACCTGTTTACAGGCAGTAGTAACAATCCCTAAAGATTTTTCTAAAGCTTCAATTAGTGCCTTTTTTATATGTTCGGTTTTGTTCACTTTCATATAACAAAATTACATAAAACTATTTATTTATTAATTAATTGAAGAAATTCTGCTCTACAAATGTCATTATCATAAAAAACTCCGATCATTTTAGAGGTTGTAGTATAGGTATCGTGCTTTTTCACACCTCTCATTTCCATACATAGATGTTTCGCCTTTAAAACGACTGCAACACCTTTAGGATCCAATTTTTCTTGTAAGTATTGTGCCACCTGTGTTGTAATCCTTTCCTGGTTTTGTAATCTTCTGCTAAATTTTTCTAAAGTTCTTGCTAATTTTGATAAGCCAACTATTTTTTTATTTGGTATATATGCTATATGACCCTCTCCAAAAAAAGGTGCTATATGGTGTTCACATAAAGAATAAAAAGGAATATTTGTTTGGATTATCATATTGTCGTATCCCTCTCCATCAAAGGTTGTGAATTTCCAGGCAGGTGGATTTAAAAATTCTTTAAAAAACTTAATATATCTTTTTGGTGTTTCAAGTAATCCATCTCGTTTTGGATCTTCGTTAAAATATTGTAATATTCTTGTAACATTATCTTCAATATCTCCCTCGTGAGTTTCCCAAGGAAATACTAACCATTTTTTTTGATACTCTTTTCTTTTATCAATTAATACCTCTATTGGTTTATTGTGTTTTAAGTGTTTTTTAACTGTATCTCCACTATCAATTAAATCATCTACTATAACATCACAATACTCAACCTTATCAACTGCATTTCCAAGTATTCCTGCCACCACCTGTCCACCTCTTGGTATTCCCCAATATTTAGTATTCAGATCATATTTATTTCTTATACTATCGGCTCTTTCAAATATCTCGTTCCAATCTATAAAGGTTTTCATACACCTGTTTTTTT